ATCTTTATCTTCTTTAGCAATCTCTAAAGCTGTATTAAAATTAAAAACATAATTATTCGAATTGCGTACTTCTACTTTTATCGTTTTTGATGTTATTTTAAATTTGACTATATCCATTTGTTGTAAATTACTTCGTTTGCAAAAGTATAAAAAATAAAAAAATAACTCAGTGTAATATAAAAGTTCAGCCTTATAATTGTAAAAGCATCTGAATTACTTGCTAAAGGAACATTTCTATATTAGAGTTTTTAATCTATTTTTTACTTAACTAAAAGGAATTTTTGGGTCAATTGTTACCAAAAGTTTTTTGAATAATTGTATTAAACGATCTCTGATTGACTTAAGAATCAATGTCATGGCGTCAAAATTTTCTACTTCTTTTTTTGTTTTTATAGCAATGATATTACTAATGATTGAAATACCATCACTAACAATGAGTAAATCCATTACAACAGTTACAAACCATTTAAAGTTGTAATTGAGCCCTTTACTCATTAAAGCTAAAGCTGTAGGTATTAACAATACTGCTAATTTGGAAACAAATCCCAGTGCTAATTTTTTAAAGCTGAAAGTGTTACCTAATACTATGGTTTTGATAATGCCAAGAAAAGTATCCATTATCATTAAGTAGAACAAAATCTTAACAATCTCCTGATCCATTTCTAAGTAAATAAAAATTCCATAAAGCGATAGTTTTAATTCGTTTGAATATTCTGAAATTTTATGCATCGTAGGTTTTCTTGTTTTGTTTTTATTTTTTTAAAGTAATCTTTTGGGGCATAAAAGCCCCAAAAGATTATTAAAGATTGTATAATGATGCTATTTAAAACAAATGAGTTTTTGCTCTTACAATATTACTAGGGTCTGATAAGTTTCCTGCTGCGTCTTGTGCTACAATATAGAAATCATAAGATGAGCTTCTGGATAGACCATAAACACTACAAAAAGGCGCATCATCTACTATAGCAACTAAAACCTCATTTTTATAGACAAGATAATTTGTTACCACTCTATCATCGATTGATGGCATCCATGCTAAGTCTACATGTGTTGAGCCAACGTGTTCTACCCATAAATTTGTTGGAGTTGTGGGTGCTGTTGTATCTTTCGGTCTTCCTGTATATTCTATGAAATGAACAACTCTATAAGGGTTCATTATTGAGAAAGGCATATCGCCGCCGGTAAATTCAGTTGTTTGATCTTTCAACCCTGTCTCATATCCATCATTAGCTCCAAAACGTAAGCCATCCGCTAGGTTATTATTGTCAGAGACAAATCCATGAGAGTGTGAAGGCATTTCAGAAACCTCTAGTTTTTTATTTTTATTTCCTCCTGCATTGCCTAGTGTTCTAAAATCAGGATCATAAATATCTATACCAACAGGCATTCTACCTCGCAATGGCACATACTCTTCCCAACCTTCAGGGAATGGTGCAGGTTTCCCCCAAATAGCGATCATTCCTATAGGTAATACTGTTTTTTCTAAGACTGTTATACGGTCGATTAACGATTCGATCAAAGTGTCACTTTTAATCACTTGATTTGAATTGTCTAATACTAATAAGGAGCCAACAGAACCTGCTGATTTTACATTATCCAAATATACTTTTCCACCAATGTTTGTATTATCCCAATCTGAGCCATAATTTAAAGTAAGGCTTGTGGCAGATAAAGTACTGCTATCTGCCAATGCACGTCCTAAAGGGTCAGAATGAGTTAACCCTCTTTTGCTTGCCGACCCTAATCTAAAATCGATAGCTCTTACATTGGCTGCAAGGGCTTCTTTTGTATCTAGTTTTGATAATTTATAAGATCCCAAATCCAGATCTCCCTGCATTGCCTTTGAACCATTGATTGGAAGATAAGATAAGTCAATTTGATTAATACTTGTTTCGATTGCTTGTATCATTGCTTCAATCGCCTCAATATCTTTAACGACTTTAAAATCTTTCAAATCATAATAATGTACTGCTAATGCATCAGTGATTTGTGGAGATGTGGGACGACTTTCATAATTTGCCTGACTAATGTATATAGCTTCATAATCAAAATAAGCTGTTTGAGATACTCCGGTTCCATACACTAAATTGGTTCCGGTTCTGGTAGTTTTTAAAAATCCGGTTGGAGTACCTTTCAGAATAGGATATAAAATTCCTTCTAGTGTTTTTGCTCCTGTATTATCTTTAGGATGAATAATAGCCCAACCTTGCTTTTCATTTGTTGCCGGAGCTACGATATAATCTTTATCGGTATTGATGCTTAAATGACTTTTTAAAGCTTCGAATAACTCAGATCTGTATGCAGTTTGAAGTCTTTCTAAAGTTTCTTGCTCGAGAGGAAAACCTCCTGAATGACTAAAATTTACTTGTTTCATTTTTATGTATTTAGATGTCTGTTATTTTTTGTACTATTTTTATTTCTTGGTTAAGAATCCTCTGTTTTATATTTCAGCTTTTAGATTAATCTTTTGCTGAATAAGAATATGTTTCATAACTCTTTCCGGCCAGTTTATAAAAGTTGAGCAAATTATGGTATTCTATATTGGCTACTTTTATTTCCTGAGTTTTTACAGATCCTTGTTTATTTGGTTCAATAATTATAGTTTGATTGGCTATTAAACTGCCAGGTATAAATACTCTGAAATTGGCATAGTTTATCTGGGTATAATCTTCACGATGAGCGAGATAGACAGGTTTGTTATTTCTGTTTTTATACTCATCATGTTTAAAAACTTTTAATTGTGGGATTATTAGAGTTCCATCCGGTTTATAGTATTCTTTGTGGAGATATACATATTGTAAGGTAGGTTTGACTGATTCATCAAGATAAATTAACTCTTCTAATCGTTTTTGCTCTGTACTTAAATTAGGATTATAACTTTTTGTTGGATTATAAGTTTCGTTCAGTACCTTCTCCAGATAAATGACCTGGCCAGTATGCTGCATTTTATAAAGAATCTCTTCGTAAATAGTATGAAGAGGAGTTAACAAAAAATTGAGCCAGTCGACATGCGTTTTTTTTCTAAGAATAGGCGGGATAAGCCATAATAGCAGCTTTTCCCATTTTAGGACGGTGTATTTATTCATTGTATATAAGTTAAACTATTGGTTATCTCGGTAGAATGTATATGGAATGTAGTTGACCTCAATCTGAAGCGTATCCATATCAAAATAACCTGCGCTTGGAATAAAATATTCGATTTTACTTACATCTTTAAGCGCTTCTGATTCATCACCAGGATTTGCTGCCCACACAGTTTCAACTTTATTTAGTATTGGAATTTTAACCCCTTGTGCTTTCTGAACGGCATCAACCAGATATGTTTTTACGAAAGCGCCATTAAACTCTATATTTTTTAAATGATCCTTAATAGCATCTAGTACTGGAAACACTGTATTGTTTAAGATTAATGAGCCGTTTCTGGAATCAAATTCGTAGCTATCCAATTTTTCTTGATCTTCTTGTGTTAAAAGCGTGTTTGAAATTTTTGACTGATAATATTCGATATCTTTTGGATTGATAAAAATGCTCAAAGGATCGATGTAAACATTCAAACTTAATTTTAGTTTATCACCTTGGTCAGAAGTGATATATACCTGATTTCCGGCATCTTTAATTTTAGCGATGTATTCCTTAAAGGCAAAAAGTTCATTAGCCTCATCTATTTTTGAGATTTTATCACCTTTTACAGTAGCTACTTTTATAAAAACAACTCCAACTTTATTGTGGAAATAGTCTGAGAATATTTCAGAGGGCTCTTTTTTAGGATTTAGTACCGTTCCTAAGTCAATTTCGCTTACCGCACAATGTTTAATTATTTTAGAATCTTCAATTTGTTGTGGCTTTAAATGAGTGGTATCAAATTGATATGCACCGTCTTTCCAGATCAGTGACATTCCGTTACTGGAATTGGGATCTAAGGGTGAGCCGTAATGAAAGTTTAATGCTTGTTCACGATACCAGTTTAAAGTATGAGGTCTTGATATAAGAGCATTTTTTTCGACTATTTTTTCGTGTACCCAAATTGCAGTAGCCACTATGTTGACCCAAAGATTCCAAATACTTGTTTTTGAGGTATTTGTTAAGCCTTTTAAAGAAGGTTGTTTTTCTTTCTCATTCAGAATTTCGTCCTGTATTTCAGCAATTGTACGTGCCATATTTTATTTTTTAGATATAGTTTAGCCTGTAAGTCATGTGTAATATGCTTATAGTTAATTTTTATGTTTTTGTGAATCCTGCAGAAAGCAGTCTGTGTTTTTTAGCGATTTCTAATGAAGAAATTTTATGTTTTAAATGACTATTAATTTATTAATAGATAATAAAATCATCTTCAATAATCATATAGTCAATTCCTGAGAAATTTTCCAGTAAATATTCTTCTTCAGCTATAATAGAAGTTGCCGGTTTTAATTTTCTGGAATTGTAATATTCAACAATATCTTTTTTAAAGGCTTCCCGGCCAATTTTCAACTCTTCATAGACAGAAATATCATCTGTAATATTAAATTGATCATTGTCTTCTAAAAGATCAAACACTTTTTCTATGCTTCCATATTCTTGAAGAGATATGTCGAAAATGTTTTGGTTCTCTTGTGGTTTAATAGTTTCCATCGATTTTAATGTTTTGTAAATCATTGACATCTAGTGTTTTTACGTAAAAATTGTCATATGATAATTGTTTGTCTATTTCGTTTTCTAATCTTAGTCTGGATGTTGCATCCGGACTGTTTATATATTTTTTAATTCCCACGCCAAGAATAGGAAACTCTTTGTAGCTTCCTTTTTGGCTTAACAGCAAATGCTCTATGTTTTGCTGATCTGCTTCCCTGATGGCAAAATCCCCTATCGGATCTCCCTCATAATTCCCTTCTATGATTAACAAGTCTTCATCTATAATAAAATCCTTCATCTTTTGTTATGTTTATTTTTAATTAAAATTGCTTCAAAATATTTTTTTAATCTTTGCGGAACTTATAAATGTTTTTATTTGATACTGTAAAAATAGGCTTTGCTTACCCCTTAATCAAGATTTTACGCCTTGGTAATCAGTAGTTTCAGTAAGTTGTAGAAGCACTTTTTTTTAATTATTTATATAAGATTACATAGTTTTTTCTGTCACGTTTTAACTTACTTAGTACTTTCCAGTCGCTACACCCTTTTTTATCAAAGTGCGGAAGATCTTTAAAGGTTTTCCAGTCTCCGCCCCAGTTCCAGTTGTATTTCTTAAAAATGTTTACACATTCCTGCCAATCAGCAATCTTATCACCATCCCAGTCTTTTGCCGTATCCCAGGAAGCTGTTTTTCCATCGATGATAAGACAGATGTCTACCGCAAAACCATAATTGTGAATTGATTGGCCACCTTTGGCATTCGTAACTTTTTTTCCAGGTTTGGTTCTGCCAAAAGCATATAAATCCTCTTGCTCCTGAAAAGATCGCAGGCCTTGTGTAATACGAATTTTTGCTCTTCCGTTTAAGGCAAGATCACATTCCTCGATAATTTTAGCAACTTCTTCCCTGACGGAAGGATGAAGCAAATCAATGTGTTTTTTTGTCGTTTGATCCATATTTTTATGTATTAATGATTTCAATTTTGAGAATAAAACGCCTATCCCGATGGTTCGAAAACAATCACGGTATTAAGTAAGCGGTAAGATGATATGTGTTTTGAAATTTATTTTCGGTTAAAAGAATACCTTAATAAATTCTGAAAATGTTCCTTTTTTTGATCGCAATCGTGATGGAATAAGTGCTTTTAATTATACTGTAAAAATACGCAGAAATAGTGTGTTTGAAAAATAATATGGCCTTGTAATACAGTAGTTTCAGCAGAAGATTTTGTGGTTTTTTAGTGCTTTGTTTTGTAGAGAAAAATGAAAATTAATAGCGAAAAATCCCCCGTTTTTCTACAAAACGAGGATTTAATAAAATGAAAATTAATTTATAGTTAATGAAAATATTAACCTGAATATTTATTAGTTTTTTATTTTAGAAATGTATCGAAATACAAAAACATTTTACAGAAGAATATTAAATTGAGAATAAATAAAATAAGAGAGAAAATCAGGTAACTTTTATTTTTAAAAACCCTAAGAAATATGAAAAATAACCATACAAAAAGAATGCTATTGATAGCATATAACATTTTTAAGAATCCCACGACATCTCCGTCAATCACGATGTCGTTTCCATCGTGGACAATATAGGGATCAATAAAATAGCTTAAAAGAAAAAGAAGAACTCCAATAAAAAAGAATATTCGGATTATGATTTTCATAGTATTAGCTAATGGTTTCTAATTATGGTAAAAAATATAAGTTACGTTTTTAAGCTTGGAGAAACAGTTGTAAAACTCAGTGATATTGACCACTGTTTTCCAATTTAAAGTGACCACTTCGTTGCGGTTTAAAGTGACCATCTAATTTCGGTGCAAAGTGAGCACCTAAAAAACTACTTTTTTTCGTGTGTTAATTATTGTTTCAAATATAGATAAATAATTATTCCTTGATTATGCTTTTTTTCTTTCTCATAGATTCCCCGTGCAGCTCAACTCTGTGGGCCTGATGTATTAATCTGTCCAGGATTGCATCTGCTATGGTTTTCTCACCTATTATGTCATACCATCCCTGAACGGGGATTTGTGAGGTTACAATAATAGAACCATTGTTGTGCCTGTCCTCGATGATCTCTAAAAGTGTGATTCTGTTCTGACTGTCCAATGCCTGGAGTCCAAAGTCATCGAGTATGATAACGTCCTGCCTTTGTATTTTCAGTAGTTCTCTCAGGTATGTGCCGTCTGCCTTTGCCATTTTCAGCTTTGCAAACAATTTTGCAGTATTAAAATAGCTTACTTTATAGCCTTCGATGCAGGCCTGATAGCCAAGTGCTGTTCCTAAAAAGCTTTTGCCGACACCTGTGCTTCCTGTGATTAGTATATTTTCATTCTTTTCTACAAAACTGCATTCTGCGAGCCGGAGTATAAGATTTCTGTCAATGTTCCGGGACTGGTCAAAATTGATGCTTTCAATATTTGATTTGTAGTGGAAGCGTGCATTGACAATACTGCGTTCAATACGCCTGTTGTGGCGCTCATCCCATTCGGCATCTATTATCATTGACATAAACTGATCAATGGTATAATGATCAGTTTTGCCGCTTTCGATAGCTGTCATGAAGGCGTTATGCATTCCATGAAGCTTCATCTGTTTCATTTTTGTTACGGTAGATTCATTCATTGTAAATTGATTTTAGTTATAATAATTTTTTCCTCTGATATTGCCGTGGTCGGGAAGATCCTGATCTTCTTCCTTTTCGTGTTCCATAGGTATCTTATCCAGACTGTTTTCTAAGATGTTCTGTATGGTTTTAAAATTATAAATCTTAAAGTCCAGAGCACGTTTGCAGGCATTTGCTAATCTTTCTGCACCTACTTTCTTCTCAAAAGATAATATGCCTAAACAGCTTTTATAGGCCTGCTCGGGGTGGTTCCTGCTTTCTATTATCTGCATAATATATTCTCCTACTGCCGGATCAATGCTATTGGCCCAGTCAATAAATCTTAAGGCATTCCATTGCGCTACAAACTGATGCGTGCTTGCCATATGTTCGGGATTTGTGGTATAGATGTAAGGCTTGGGATTTCTGACGTGAGTGGCTATACGATTGTATTTGAAGTATATTTCAACAGTAGAGTTTGTGTACAGCAGCTTTACTTTTTTCTTTAAATATTGATAGGGCACGCTGTAGTAGTTTTTGTCCTGGCTTAACTGGACGTGCCCATTCTGCATTACTGTTGCCAGAGACTGGTATTTAATCTCAAAGCGTTCCAGAGGAAGCGGCTGCAGTTCATGCCTTTCATCTTCCATAAAGAGTTCAAAACGAGAGTATGGTCTTCCGGTAAGTTTCTTGTTGTTATGTGTATCGAGCAGATTCCATATTTCCTGGTTCAGGTCTTCTATGCTGAAGTATTTAGCGTCTTTCAGATTTGCATAAATTCTTCTATAAAGTATCTTGACTGCACCCTCGACTAAAGATTTGTCTCTGGGTCTGTAGGCTCTTGCAGGCAGAATGGTGGTTTCATAATGTTCAGCTAAATCTGCAAGAGTTTCATTAATGGTGGGTTCAAAGCGGCTGGTTCTGACTACGGCAGATTTTAAGTTGTCAGGCACAATTGCGGCAGGCGTTCCTTGAAAAAAGCGCATTGCATTCTCTACCGAAGCTACAAAATCTTCCTTCTGCTGGCTCATTGAAGCTTCTGCGTAAGTATACTGGCTGGCACCGAGTATCGCAACAAAAAACTGTACTTCCTGAACCTCGGACGTGCTTTTGTCTATAATTGAGAGCGTCTTTCCAGCATAATCCACATACATTTTATCGCCAGCCTTATGATTCATATGCATCACAGGGTTTACCTTGTTGCTCCAGTCTCTGAAGCGATTCCTGAACTGCGTTACTCTAAGACCATCGGGATGAGTTTCAATATACCTTTCCCACATGGTCTGTATGGTGATGCCTACTTTTTTTAATTCCCGTTCCATTTGAGGAAAATAAGCATACAGATCTTCGATTCTTGAGGAAACAATTTCTGTCGGACCCTGAGAAAACAATTCGTCTAATTCAATGTCAGTTTTATTGTTTACGGTTTCCAGGCTTAATCCAAGCACTTCAAATAAAGAGATATATTTTTTTACAGTATTTCTGGATAAAGATAAATATCGGCTTATAAACAGCTTGCTTTTGCCGTTGCAGTGCAACTTAATGACTTTTCTGATTTTGTTCATGTCTAGTTTGTTATTTGCCATAGTCTGTAGTTTTTATACAGATCCATGGTTTAACAACATGAAAAAGAAGTAGTGTTTGGTGGTCAATTTGAACCGAAACAAGGTGGTCAGTTTAAATTGAAAAAGAGTGGTCAGTTTGATCCGAAGGCAGTGGTCACTTTATGCTGAAAAAGCGTGGTCAATTTGACCGTTTTTTCCA